TATTTTAATTTTTTACAAAAATAAGTAAAAAATTTTAGACTACCAAATTTATTTTAACAAATTTTTATTCTATTTTGTCTTTTAAACATTTCCAATATTCGGTTCCATATTTGTTAATTACATAATCTAAATATGGCTTCATTTCTTTTTTGCGAATAATGGTAAGTTTTTCTTGAGGTATTGCTGTATATTTATATGGAGTTTGTTCATATTCTCTTCCTTTAATTTCTATATATACACCCGTAGGTAACTTAAAATCAGGAATATAGTGATGTGTTCTGTTTTTATATTGATAAGGAAATTTATCATAGTTTCTTTGAAATGGAATATTGTGATCCTCTTGGAAAATAATCCATGCTGTTTCCCAACTGCTATCACACCAAATCCATTCATTTAATATCTTGCTAAAATAATATCCAGTTTTAGGACTTCTCTTTTTTCTATTTTTAGATGGTGGTCTTCCTTGTTTTGGACTTATTTTTGGTAATAATGTAAATTTTTCTGTTTTGAATATATTTGTAAATATTGATATAGTTTCATTAACTGACATGATATAATTGTTATTTGTTTATTATATATAAATAGTAAAAATAAAAAAGGATATAAACTTAATTATATCCTTTTCTAAGGTCAATATGTAACTAATTGATTATCAACCGTTAAAAATTGCAGAAGTATTTGTTACATTAAATTCCAAAATAATTTTTTCGCCGGATTTTGTGGGCTGTAACCATAGCTGCCCGAGTATTTCATTTCTATCAATTACATCTCCAGTATTGTTATTTGCATCCATTTGTACTTTGAATGTATATAAACCATATTTTGATTGTATTCCTTCCAAGTATGGATTAACATTATTAGAAAATTGTTTCCATGTAGCATTAACAGATGGTTCAAATACAATATACTTAGATATAGAAGCAATATATTTTTTAGCTTTTATTAATAAACGTCTTACATTTATTCTATCTAAAGCACTTGCTTTTACTTGTAATGTTTTTTGTCCCCAAACAGCTATACCAGTATTAGGAAATGAAGCGATTGGATTAATTCTGTTGTCATACAATGTATCTCTATCACTTTGATAAAGTTTAGTATAAATATCAACAGCAGCAGTAATACCTCCTCTATTTAATCCAGCCGGAGCATACCATTCGTAAGCTACTTTATCATTATAAGCAATTACACCTGCTAACAATACTGATGGTGGTACCCAAAATTGTTGATTACTATCACTATTTAATACTTTTAACCAACAATGGTAAGTTGCTGCATAACTTGAATCCAAACCTAATACTTCATTTACAATTGTTCCAAGATTAGTTTCTGTTAATTTTACTAAGTCAAATATATAAAATACATCACTTCTTGTTTCTACCATGTCGATACCTTTACTTACAACTGATGGATGTAATTGTTTTATAATACCAGGTGTTAGTAACATATTAACATCATATTCATCTTGATTACTTAATAATCCTAAAGCATAACTATAAGCTTTTGTTCCAGCACTTGTAGCAGTAGAACAATCATATCCCATTGTATTAGTCGCAGTAATATCTCCAGCAGTTGCTTTTGGTTTAGAAGGACTAATACCATCAAATCCACCTTGGAATGCTACAGCAAATTTTCTTTGAGTTAATAACGAACTAGCTCTTGATAATGAACCAGTAAAACCACTATCGACATTACCAGTCATATTATCTAAGTTGAAATCAATATTAGCACCTACAGTAGAACCACTTGGAATTGGATTTAAATAATAATCGTTATCAGTGTTTACAAAATCAAAATTAAATCCATAGTATACTCTACTATTGTATTCAGAATTATAAGTTTGATCTGTTGTATAAGTTACTGGAGGAACGGTATTGCTACCTAACGCAGTTGCATTAAATGGAGTATAATAAGCTTTAAATCCCCAAGGAACTAATGAAGCATCGTAAGCTTGATATTTTACATTATCATCTATTACTATTCTAATATATTTAGATTTATTATCATAATCTCCTGTCATTATAATTCTACTCATTCCTTCAGTATCAACTGTAAAAGTAGGATATTTATCACCTATTACTCTACAGATATAATTAGGACTGGTTGGATCTAAATTTAAATCACTATAAGTTTCTATAACATTTTGTTGTTTATCTGTGTCACTTACTGTTCTTACAACTAAACTAAATGAACCATAATTTGTTCCACCTACTTCACCGGATTTTTTAACATTAAGAATACCAATTTTAATTTCACTATTAGAATAATTACCATCACCTAATGTAACTACTTTAAATAAATTATGCGCTTTACCACCTAATATTTGTGAAGTAATCCAAGGAGTTTCTGCTGGCATGTATTGGTCACCTAATAAATTAATATTAACCGATGCAGTAGATACAGTTGCATTGGTATCTAATCCTACTAATGATGTTAATTTATTTTCAAATAATAAATAATTATAAGCTTTATCTTTATCTTCTGCAAATGAAGTATTTAATGTTGTTTTAGGGCTATAACCATAAACTTTACCAATATAATTTACACTAGTTGGATCTAATGATAATGGGTATTGATCATCTTTTAATGTAAAAAAGAAATCACTAGCAAATATAATATTATTTCCTTTTACAAAAGCTGCTCCAACTGCATCTGGTATTACCGATGATGTAAAATGAGCTGCTACTGTAGAAACTGATCCACTTGTAGTTCCTGCTGTCATTGTATATAAACCACTTGCTACTGTTGATGTAGTTACAGTAGATACACCAAATAATCCGTCAACTACTTCTAAGTTAGCTGCTCCACCTATACTACCACTAAATAAACTACCAGTAAATGTATAACTTGATTCTGTTATTGCTGTTCCGTTTTCTAATCCTATTACAGATCCTATTACAGATCCACTAAGAGAACCACTTACTACGATATTAGCTCCACTAGCACTGATAATCATTCCATCTGAATTTGCACTATAGAATGTTCCTGCTAATGTTCCTGCTAACCCACTTACTAATAATGTACCACCTTTATTGATATTAACATTTAAAGTTGTCATAGCACTACCAGCATAATCATATCCGTTGTATGAACTAGAAAAACTTGCACTTGCTAAGAATGTAGATTTAAACGCAGTATCACTATCAACTGTTCTACTTGGATGTAATACTCCAGCTAAGAAACTTCCGGTTGTGGTATTGATAATTAATGGTATTGTGTTTTCGGTATATCCATCTAATCCAAGTATTCTGGTTACTGTAATATTACCTGCATCTTGTAAATAAGATTCTACAGCAAAAGCGGTATAAGACTCGTCAGTCTTACCACCATATTTTTGTGTGAACTCTGTGTTACTATATATTTTTTCTGGAACAAATGCTCGACCTTTTTCTGTTGGTCCTATAATAGCTGCTCCAATTTCTCCAACTCCTTGAGGTAAATACGTGATATCATTTTCTCTCGTAAATACACCAGGACTGACAATTCTTTCTTGACTCATGAATAATTACTCCTAATTTTAGTTATTAAATAAAAAATTTTTTATATTATATAAATAGTAAAAAATTTTTGTAAAAATTAAGAGTAACGAAAATAATTTTAGATTTTTGGTGTCCAATCTCCTGTTTCGATATTTATTTCACCTTCGCCGTAAGTTTTAGTAAAATATTTATGTAGTTCATCTTGTGTTTTTTCTGTTTCAAACCAAAGATTTTTTAAATTTTCTTCTACTGTTAATAGATCATTTAAATGTATTTCAGTTAACATTTTTTCTACATAGTTCTGACCAAGTTCGATAGTTATACGTTGATAAGTTTCTTCTAAGTCTGTTAATTTTTTTAAATCTTCTGATGATACTTTTTTTGTTTCCATTTATTTATTTTTTGTTTACTATTTTGTATTTATTTCCAATAAGATTTAATCCAACCTTAATTTCTTTTCCAAGTTGTGAAAGTGATTCATATCCAGATTGAATTATTGTTCCTGTTAAGATTCCATTTTCTATACTATCAACAGTAAATTCTACTCCAGTTGTGATATTTTGAAGTTTATCTCCTAAATTAATAACAGCATTAAAATCAGTTAAACATAAATTTTTATTAGGAGCTACTAATGCACTTTCTTCTTTTAATATTCGTCTAATTGTATTTTCTATTAATTTTTCTAATTTTTGTCGTTTAGATTCATAATTAAAACGATTAGCTAACCATTGTCTAAGTTTTTCTGATTGTAAAAGTGTAGGAACATTTGAGTATTTAACTGTTTCCATTAATATAGCTTTTCCACCCGGTAATCGATCCATCTTCATTCCAATTGGAAAATTTGAAAGATTTGTTTTAGTAGTTTCATATTGACCAAAGGTTAAATCGGTTCTTAGTCTATAAGCTTCATTAGGTTTGAAATAGACCATACCAGTACTATTATTGACATTATCTATTATGAGAATATATAAACGTTTATCTCTAGTGTAAAAGGCTAATTTATTGTGGTATTGGTCCATTTTTATTGCTCTCCTATAATCTTTCCATCAATTTTAATAATTTGTGTAGTAAAGTTCTTTTGATATTCATTAATCTGTTTCTGTAATGCATTGGATATTATATATCCGTTCAAATTAATAGTAAAATTACATCTTATCATTCTATCCTTACCATCACTTACTTCTGTTTGATTGCTAAATTCATTTATTACAGCTAAAAATTTAAACTCATCTGGATCTCCCCAATATGAACTTTCTGCATAACTAATCGCTTCTTGTACCTTATTTAGTTGTTCGATATAAGAAGTCCAAATCATACATTCATAGGTAAGTTTTACATAATCAGGAATTACTACATTATATTGTTCTTTAGTTTTTTTTGTATTTGTTAATACACTCCAAGCATCATAATTATTTTTTTTAGAATAATTGGTTGTAAATGTTCTTATCACTCTTGGCATATTAGCATCTATGTTTCTCGCTAAATCTCTATTCTTTGATATACTTGTTCTTTTTAACATGATAAGAGGACATTGAATCTTTCCTTTTGTATCCCTATAATATCCATCTCTTTGTACTGATACCCAACGTTCAGGATTGCTAAATAAACAAGGAACATCAATTACTTCATCTCCTTCCATTACTCTTGGTTTAATAACATTGTCAAAGTAATATTGAATGCAACCATCTATGTCATATAATCCAATTCTTAAATCTCCATGTGTATCTTCATCTCTACGAATATCATTTGCACGAATCCTTTTATCAGGTTTTCCTGAGGATAATTCAGTTTGAGATTTTATTTTAGGTGTTCTTGGAGTCATTTATAATATATATTAGTATAGATTGTTTTTCTTTTTAGTTGATTTATTTTGAGTGTTCTTACCAGCTCTAACTTTTTCTAATTTACTAATTGTACTTTTCTTGGTTAAGTGACAAGGACAAACAATTGATATATTCCATCCAAATCCACTTCCAATTGATTTATTAGTATCTGGATTTCTTCCCATAAAATAATTGCTTTCATTTGTATTATCTACTTCCCAATATTTATTATCCCAATGAATTATATCACCTATATCTAATACTATATTTCTTGCTTTTAAATCATCCCTTAAAAATCTAAATATTGAATTTTGTCCGGTATCTAAATTATTTTCTTCATAATCTACTGTTTCTGTTTCTGTACCAACTAGTCCAGCTAATCTAACACCTTTAAAAAATAATTTATTTAAAGTTTCTCCATATAAATTAATATCTTCTTGATATATAGCCGCTTTATAAATATCTACTTCTTGTTGAAGTATTCTACCGAACATCTCTCTATTTATTTGTCTAAAGAAACTTACATCACGACTACTACCCCACATAGCACACATCTTTAATTCTCCTTATTTTTTGTTGTTGAATACCCATATTTTTCAATATAAGTCAAAAAGAATTGATATGTCTTACCTAAGTTTACTAATGTTTTCTTAATTGAACTTAATGATTCTTTCATGTTTTCTGATTGTATTGTTCCATATTCATCTTCTGATGTATTAGCTGCTATTAATTGTTCCTCGCTCTTTTTAAGTTCATTAAATTTTTTAGAAAGTAAAGTAGAAATATCATTCATATCATTTAGTAATTGTTCAAGTTTTTCATCTTTATTAGCTTCTTTATTATCTGTTTCTACTTCATTCATCATTTTATAAAGTTCTCGATGAACCTGTTGTTCCATTTCTAATTGTTTAGTACTCATTGGGTCAATATCTTTTATTTTGTATTTATTTAAAAAGTTATTTAATCTTTTCATTAATTTAATTAAAGCATTATTATCAATTGTTGTATTATCTAACATCGCTCCATGTATTCCAAATTCATTAAATAATTTATCTAATTCTGATTGATATCTTAAACGATTAGCCATTATTTCAGGATGAATACTCATGAATGGATATTCCTGTAGTTTTTTGTAATTAGCTGTTATTTGTCTAAGAATTTGTCTGTTTTCCATCTTGTTTTACCCGATATAAATTGGCATCGGTACGTTGTTTAATATATTTTTAACTTGTTCACTTTCTGCTGCTTTATTTTCCAATTGTACTTTTTTGCTCATAGCTTCCAATGTATCTTTTATTTCTGTAAGTAATATTTCTTTTTCTGTCGCTGCTTGAGCTTTTAATGCTTCTCCATCTAATGTAATACCTTCATTTAAACTTGGTACACTTGTATATTTACTTCTTATAGCTCCTAATAATTCTCTACTTAATGCTAATCCCCATTTTGCTATCCATTGTTTACCCGGCATATTAATTCCGCCATAACGCATTAATCCGTAGGGTACATCACTCATATCAGATATAAATGTAGAACCATCGTTAGCAGTAGGAAACATTGTAGAGTTTCTATCACTTTTAAAAATAAAGCTAAACCAAATAGTCATAAAATCTAATGGTTTTGGAAATACTCTAATCTTATTATCTAATATTTGAAATGAATAAGCACTTTTTCTTACTTGATCACTCATCTTAATAGCTTGTACCCTAAGTAAATCATTACTAAGTGGCATCATAATATAGTTTACTCCACTTATTTTATCCCATCCAAAACTACTCATTAAATATTGATTCCCTGTTCCTATAAATGGATTAAAATATCTATTAATAGCAGGAGGAGCATACTGAAATACCTGTCTAATTTCTATATTATTTTCAATTCCTTTATCTGTAATTCCTTGATCATACATAGATTGTGAAACACAAGCTTCTAAATCATATACCTGAGTACCCGGAAATGCTTGTATAGATGCTGAATAAACAGCTACATCTCCACCACTTCCAGCTTCTGTTCCATATTCTGTTGCTATTTGAATTACTCTTCCTAAATTTGGTCTTACTACCTGTTGCGATAAATTCGTACTTACACTGAATTCACTTCCTTGTAAGGTTAACATATTTTCACGCATGTTGAACTGATTTACAATAGAAGAGTATTCGTTAATAGCTTCTTCATAACAAGCATAGAAACTTCCAGATTGCAATTCTACTTCCATCTGTGGAAATCCCAATCTTCCAGCAGCCCAAAGAGAGAATTTTACAGCATCACATTGAAACAATGGATCGGCATCATAATATCCCCATGGTGTAGCTTTTTGATTTGGATGAATAGCTTGTGGGTTGTTATCCCAAACAGGAATAATAATTTCATTTGGATATTGATTATCTATGTATTCTGCCATGTTATTTTACTATCTATTATAAAAAAGTTTAATACATTATATTTATATAAATAGTAAAAAGATTTAAAAACAAAAAATCCACCGAAAAATTAATTCCAATGGATCTTGTTAAATTAAGAAAATAAAAATATGAAGTGTTATTCTATTAAATATTCTGGATCCATTCCAATAATTAAATATTCGTTAGTTTCTTTAATAATAGTTTTATATTTATAGGCATTACCCCATAATTGATCACTATCATCAATTGTATGTCCACAACAAACAGAAAAAGATCCTCTTTTAGTTATATAGGTAAGATTTCCATTATCAGAAAATTTATAATCTTTACTACCTTTTTCTTTAAAATATTTGATGTATTTTATATTATCTATTTCTATTATCATATTATCAATATTTTGATAAATTACTTAAAACATTATTTCTTATTTCTGATAAAGTAAAATCTTTTAATAATACTCCATCTTTAAATACTTCTTGTAGTAGTCCTTGAGTTTCTTCTTCTGGAGTACATTGATTTTTTAATTTTAATATTCCATCTTCAGAATAAACCATTAATAAACCTTTTGCAGATTTTTTAAATCCAGAATCGGTTTTTGGGTTTTTGAAAATATCTTTAGCTATTCCATTTACTTGTCCCCAAGTAGCTTTCATAGCAAATCCAAATGTATCTCTTGTAACATACTCATAAGTAAATGAACCAATACCTAATACTAAATTACTAGCAGAAAATCCTTTCGTTTCTAATCTTTCAAGTATTTGTTTTTGTCTATCTAATGTAATAGAATCGCCGTAAATCATTCCAACTTTAGGATTAAGTACTTTATATCCTTTTTCATTAATAGTACCACCAAAT